AATTGAAAACGGGAAGAAAGTGAAAATTCCTGAATTTATAGCGGATTTAATTGAAGAAGCAAGAATCTATGAGTGGGATTTGGATGATTTATTTGAACATATTTCCGAGTATTCGGGAGATTCAGAAATTTCTACATGGTTTTACACGCTGGGAAATGTTGACATTCTCGCCCGCGCTTGGTTGGATGGTTATGAAATCGAACAGGAAAAGCGATATACAGTTAGATTAAAAAACACAGATGATTATCTAGTAAAAACAAACAATGACGAATATCGCTTTTATAACAACATTTATACAAATAGAAGAAAACACACACGCAAAGAGCTTGAAAAAGCTAAATTTGGATGGGTGTTTGATTGCGAAGGGATTGAGATTGAGGAGGTGGAGTGATGGAATGGAATAAGCTAACAACCAGAAATATCTATGAAGACGACAAAGAAATATTTGGTGATGGATTCGATTTTGTTTGGGAAGGTAAAACTCCAGAAATTGATGAAGAAGTCATTGTCTATAATCCAAGCACACAAAGGATATACACTGATATATGGGTTGATTATGGGGAAGGAATTGGTTTTGAGAATACCGATGAAGACACAGTATTTTGGATGAGCTACCCAAAACCACCTAAGGAGGTGGAAGAATGACAGATATAAGGATACTCGACGCTTGTTGCGGAAGTCGGATGTTTTGGTTTGATAAAAATGAAAGCCATACAACTTTCATGGATATCAGACAAGAAAAGTTTGAAATACATGGGAAAAAGGTCAACGTAGACCCCGATATTATCGGTGATTTTCGTAGCATGCCTTTTGAAGATAACACATTTAATCTAGTTGTGTTTGACCCACCACACCTCAAATGGGCAGGGCCTAATTCAATAATGAAATCACAGTATGGACAACTTGATAAAGACACTTGGTCTGAGGATTTGGCTAAAGGCTTTGAAGAGTGCATGCGGGTTTTAAAAGTAGGAGGAACGTTAATTTTTAAGTGGTCGGATTGCCAGGTAAATGTAAAGAAAATACTAGGGGTAATACCATTTAAGCCCTTATTCGGCCAGCAAAGAGGGACAACTCATTGGATGACGTTTGTAAAATTTGAAAAGGTGCAAGATGATACCAAAATTTAGAGTGTGGGATAAGATCGACAAAGAAATTTATTTAGTGGAAGAAATTAATTTTTATTGTGGTAAATTTGAATCCATAGGGGATGGAATTACTTTCTTACGCGGGGCGGAAAAATTGGAACTTCTGCTTTCTACAAACACCAAAGACAAAACCGGAAAAGAAATCTTTGAAGGGGATGTTCTTCAGATTGATTTTGTAAAAGCTATTGTACGTTTTGGACAATACCGCTATTATGATAACGCTGGTAAGGACGTTTTAACAGGTAATGGCTTTTATTTGGAATGTCTAAACGTCATGGATCCGGACTGTATTTCACCTTATGAAACGGATATATTGGATAAAGCTGAAGTTATCGGGAACATTTACGAAAACCCTGAATATGATCAGAATTTTGTAGGTTTCCGAATTAAGGAGGAATGATAATGGCGCTTGTGTGTTTGAGAATGGTAGAAAAAAACGAAGACGAACACAGTTATATTATCAATACTGAAAATATTAAAAATATTTCAGTATCGGTGACTAGAGTTCTAGGAAACAATAGAAAAACTGTTTTTACAGGATATTTTACGGACAATAAATTTTTCAGTTTCAACCAAATTTACTACCAAGGTAATTTTATATTTGTCCACAATATGGAACAACTTTACAAGCTTTTAACAAAACTAGACAGCGGGGTGATTCAAGATGGATCTGCATAGTTTCTTATGTTTGTTATTTATTCTTGTGTGGGCGCTGGGCCTATCGTGGGCTTGTATCGTAGTATTTAGGGCGAATAGAAAGGGGAAAGAGGGGTAAATGAACTTTTTAGACTTATTCGCAGGTATTGGTGGTTTCCGTCTTGGGATGGAATCCGCCGGGCATAAATGTATAGGTTTTTGCGAAATAGACAAATTCGCAAGAGCTAGCTACAAAGCGATACACAACACAGAAGGAGAAATTGAATTACATGACATTACAACAGTCACAAATGATGAAGTCAGAGCAATCGGACACGTTGACGTTATCTGTGGAGGATTTCCGTGCCAAGCTTTCAGCATTGCGGGAGCTAGAAGAGGTTTCGAAGATGCTAGGGGAACTCTATTTTTTGAGATTGCAAGGTTCGCCTCTATTCTCAAACCTAAGTATTTATTCCTTGAAAACGTTAAAGGGCTCCTCAACCACGACAAAGGAGATACCTTTGAGGTCATCCTCTCAGCGTTGGATGAACTCGGGTATGATGTGGAATGGCAAGTGTTTAACAGCAAAGATTTCGGAGTACCACAAAACCGGGAGCGTGTGTTCATTATCGGACATCTTAGAGGAAGAGGTGGACAAAAGGTATTTCCTCTCAGCGGAGATGGTGCAACGATTACTTGTGAACAACCTAAAATAAACAAGGTTGGAAATATTAGAAAAAAAGGGAAATCACAAAGTGGTGATGTCGTCTCAATCGACTCATTGGCTCCTACCCTGTGTAGTACTACGACACAAAAAGATCCATTAAAAGTTTTAATTAAAAATGAAAACAATCATTTATCAGATGGATTTCGAATCCGTAAACTAACACCTCGGGAGTTCTGGAGGTTACAAGGTTTTCCAGACTGGGCATTTGACAAGGCGCAAAAGGTCAATTCCAACAGTCAACTATATAAACAAGCTGGTAATAGCGTTACCGTGAATGTGGTTGAAACTATCGCGCGGGAATTTTAAAAAGAAAAAAGGGGTAATAGATGAATAAAAAAGAAGCATTTATTTTCTTTCTTGCTTTCCTTGCGATCTTTCAAATTGTAATGCTTAATTGGGAAGTCATTGAACAAAGAAACAAAATTAAAAGGTTTGAAAGCCAGCCTAAAACGATCATATATAAGGTTGATAATGCCGGGGGTATAATTGACCAAGCCGGGAAGATAAGCTCTAAAAACGTCCTAGAAGGGCGTTATACGGTGACTATAAAAGGTTATGGGAATTTCCTAGTGACTAAGGAGCAATATGACAGTCTAAAAGTAGGGGATCCTATACCTAATTATCTTAAAATAAGGGGGAATTAAAGAACGAATTTGGAAGATCTTATAAAAAAATATGAATCTTGGAAAGATCACGCTAGTGATGAAATTGAATTGGCCTATGTCACTTTATTTCTTGCCGATCTCAAAAATTTGAAACAAACTATGGCAAAGAACCAAAAGGACGCAGGACCTAAATGGATATGAATAATTTTGAAGAATTTTACAACAAATACGACGAATTGAAAAAGTCGTATTCATCAGTAAATACTTTCTTATTCTATCTTGGATTTGAGAATCCAGCAACGGTCAGTGCAAGACTTAATTACTATAAACGAATTGGCCAGCTTCCACCCCCCTCAATTCTTCAATATTTTGAGTTAGTCATGGATCCGGTATTAGTTACTAATTGTATGGCTGAATACATGGATAGCGGTGATAATCAAAATAATGCGGACTTTGATAAAATTGTCATGGAATACATTGACCGTTACCGTTGTCAAGAAAGCGAAGAAGTCAAAACGGCAAGAAAAGCAAAAGGCAATCTTACCGAGATCAAGTTAAACAAAAATGTTTAATTCTTGATCTGTAGTGTTATGCCTACAAGTCTTCAAAAGCTTGTAGGTGGTTAGTGTATCAAGAAAGTTATTAAGAAAGGGGGTTAAAAAGACTCCTAAAAAATATAAATCTATCGGGCGTCTGATACACGCGCCCAAAAATAAAAAAGCCGGCGTACTGCAATAACCGACTTTCTCTCACGAAACAAAAATATATTAAATAAGGAGTATCTCTATTATATCATTTTTCAAAGGAGTTACGGGGTTTGAGTATCGAGGCGCAAGAATTACTTGATGAATTACAAAAATTAGACATTGACATAAAAAGCCGAATGGATGAAATTAACGAATTAGAAGCCGGGCTACTATCGAGCCCTAAATTTCAAGTTGATAAAGTTTCAGGCGGTAAGGGTCGGAAAGTTGATGATGTCTATACACAGTTGATTGTTATGAAAGAAGCTATAGAACAAGACACGGCCGAAATTATTGATAGAAAACTAGAACTAGGTAGAATGATCAATAAATTAAAGGACCCTAAACAAAGGACCGTACTAAGACTTACTTACATAGTCAAGAAACATGTTTTGGATATCTGTAACGATTTGGACGGAATTTCATTACCTACCTACTACCGTTTAAAAAGGTCCGCAATTTCTGAATTAAATAAAATCTTGAATGATAGTGAATGACATTCACTGTTAAGGCATGATTTGTACAATGTGTTACAATGATATTTGTCAAGTAATGGGGATAAAACAACGGGGTTTTATCCTTTTTTTATTGTATTTTTACTAGAAAGGGGCCGAAATCATGGGAATGACGGAAAGGCAAAAGATTTTTGCAGATCATTATATCATTTCATTGAACGCTACGGAATCTTATAAGAAGGCGTATCCGAAAATCAAAAGCATAAAAACCGCTGAAGTAAATGGTAGTAAGTTGCTAAGAAATACTAAGGTAAAAGCCTATATAGATGAACAGCTTGAAAAGCTAAAGTCTGAACGCGTCGCAGATCAACAAGAAGTGTTAGAGTTTCTTACCTCCGTTATGCGCGGTGAAGTCACTGAACCGCTTTTGGTCCTGGACGGTGAAGGATATCAAAGAATTGTGGACGCCAAACCATCAGTAGCAACAAGGCGGGCTTCCGCGGTTGACCTTGGCAAACGGTACGGCTTATTTGTGGATAGGCAAGAAATCACTCAACGGGTGGTAGAAATCGAACTTGGAAAATGGGATGATGAAGAAACCACAGATTAAAATAAAAATTAAAAATCCAAGGCGGGTTTTCAACAAGCATATTTATGACAAACTAACAGATTACAGCACCTTTACAGAAATCCACTACGGCGGGGCTTCATCCGGGAAAAGTCATGGAGTAATTCAGAAAGTAGTATTTAAGAGCCTTCAGGCTTGGAAATATCCAAGGAAGGTTCTTTTTTTGCGAAAAGTTGGATCAAGCGTTTATGATTCCATCTTTGAAGACGTTAAACAATGCTTGGAATCCTGGGGCCTTCTTGGAGCTTGCAAGGTTAATAATTCCGCTTACCGGATAGAATTACCAAACGGCGCCCAATTCATCTTTAAAGGGTTAGATAACCCGGAAAAAATCAAGTCTATTAAAGGTATTTCTGATGTGGTTATGGAAGAAGCTTCAGAATTTACCTTGGACGACTATACACAGTTAACCCTACGGCTACGGGATAAGAAACACCCTAATAAGCAGATCTATTTGATGTTTAACCCGGTATCTAAAGTTAATTGGGTTTATAATGCTTTCTTTGTTAAGAAGCCTAAAAATACCGTTATCTATCAAACGACTTACAAAGATAACCGTTTCTTGGATGAAGTCACAAAGGAAAATATAGAAGAACTAGCAAACCGGAACGAGGCCTATTATAAAATTTACGCCCTGGGGGAGTTTGCAACCCTGGACAAGCTTGTATTTCCAAAATACAAAAAGCGATTACTAAACAAGGAAGAATTAAAACAATTCCCTTCTTACTTTGGCCTTGACTATGGTTTCATAAACGACCCGTCAGCCTTCATGCACATTAAAATTGATGATGGAAATAGGCGCCTTTATATCGTGGAAGAATATGTAAGAAAAGGCCTTACGAATGACAAGATAGCTGAAGCAATCAAGGCCCTGGGATATGCTAAAGAAATAATTCGGGCGGATAGTGCTGAAAAGAAATCTAATCAGGAATTAAGGAACCTTGACATTCCACGGGTAATTGATGTTATGAAAGGACCTGGGTCAGTCATGCAAGGGATCCAATACATACTTCAATATGAAATTATCGTAGATGAAAGGTGTGTAAAGACAATCGAGGAATTAGAGAATTATACTTGGAAGAAGGACCGGGCAACTAGCGAGTACATAAACGAACCCGTGGACAGCTATAACCACTGTTTAGACGCTATGCGCTACGCTATCCAAGATAGAATTTTCCAAGCTAAGAAAGAATTAGATGTTAATAAGACGATTTCAAAAGTAAATCGCTTATTTAGGAGGTAAAAGATGGATCATGTAAATGAATTTGAACACGGTTTGGATATTGAAACAGGAACTAGAAACGATTCCTTGCGATTTGATTCTATTTCAAATGAACCGTTTAGATATTCTTCTAGTGAAGCTTTGCTAGAAACCGCTGACGGGAAGAAAGCCTTAAAGGATATGTTAACGGTATTCTTTGAAAGCCAAAAGAAACGCTTGCGTATTTTGTCTTCTTACGCCAAAGGGGAAAACCACAGCATTTTATACGGGAAACGCCGGCTGGATAAAGAGAAAGCCGATTACCGGGTAAGACACCGCTGGGGTGGTTATATTTCAAGCTTTGCTACTTCCTATGTTATCGGTAACCCGGTAACCGTGGGAGTGATGGAAGGTGGGAGTAAAGAACAGCTTCAGACAATCAAGGATATTGAATGGCAAAACGACATTAACGCCCTGAATAATGACCTAGCCTTTGACGCTTCAGTTTATGGCCGGGCTTATGAGTATCATTTCCGTGATCGGGATAATATGGACCGGGTAGTTTTAATTAGTCCGCTTGAAATGTTTGTTATTCGTGACTTAACAGTTGAACAAAACATAATCGGGGCCGTTCACTTGCCTATTTATAACGGCAAGGTGAACATGACCTTTTACACTAAAGATCAGGTAATCACCTATAAGCCGTTTTCATCTAATTCGCCGGCCCTTGTGGTTGATGAAATCACCAAACACAATTACGGTGATATTCCGGTAGTTGAATGGTGGAATAACCGTTACAGAATGGGCGATTATGAAAGTGAAATTTCCCTAATTGACGCTTACGACGCTAGCGAATCGGACACAGCGAACTATATGAGCGATCTCAATGACGCCATGCTATTGATTAAGGGTGATTTGGAAGCTATCGGGGCAACGGCTGACAACGTGGCCAAAATGAAAGACGCTAACACGCTACTACTTCAAACCGGAATCAGCGCAACGGGTCAGCAAACGACAGCGGACGCCGGATATATTTACAAACAATACGACGTGCAAGGCACGGAAGCTTATAAAAACCGTTTGGCGAATGATATTCACCGCTTTAGTCGTATTCCTAACTTGGATGATGACCGCTTTAATTCCACACAGTCAGGAATTGCCCTACTTTATAAAATGATTGGTTTGGAACAGGTACGCAAAGACAAGGAAACATACTTTACTAAGGCTTTGCGCCGTCGTTATGAGTTAATCAGTAACATTCATAAGGCCGTAAATGGTTCTAAAATCGAAGCGAACAAGCTGACCTTTACTTTTCACCCTAATATCCCGCAAGATGTTTGGACGGAAATTAAGGCTTACATTGAAGCGGGTGGGGAAGTATCACAAGAAACCCTTCTTAACAATGCAAGCTTTACCGACTATGAAACGGAAATTGACCGAATCAAGAAAGAGGAAGGCGCTAGCGATTTTGAAAGAGCTAAAGGCGTAGGTATTGCAAATGAATCTGAAAATAGCGGACAATCGGAAGTATAACGCCGAACGTAAGGCCCAAAGCGCTTTAATGAAGCGGGATCTTGACCGTGAAAGGATCCTGACAGAAATTTACCAGGAATCCTATGACCGCCTTCAGGCTCAAATAGATCGCTTTTATATCAACTACGCAGGGCGTGAGGGCTTGACCAAACAGGAGGCCATGAAACGCGCTGATAGAATGGACGTTACTAAGTTCAACCGTAAGGCTTATAAAGCGGTAAAAGAAAAAGATTTTAACCCGGCTACTAATGAATGGTTAAGAGTTTATAACTTAAAGATGAAAGTAAGCCGGTTGGAACTTCTAAAGGCTGAATTAGACTTGGAAATTCAAAACCTAACAGCGGAAACCTATGAAATGTTTGATAAGGCCCGCAGGGATGAAATACTAAGCGAATTTAAACGACAAGCGGGTATTTTGAATAATTCATCCAAGGGAGTGAAAAAGCGCCTAGAAGCGATTTTAGACGCTGATTTTTACGGTGAATCATTCTCTAACCGTGTTTGGGGTAAAACAGGCTTACAGCAAACCTTACAAAAAGATGTGTTTGCTTCCCTGAACCGTATCTATACGGATATGATGGGCTACAAACAGGAACGGGACAGGCTAGCTAAGAAATACGGTGCTAACCGGTCAAGTGCTGAAAGGTTGATAAAAACAGAAATCGCCCGGATCAATGCGGACACACAAAAAGAAATGTTAGAGGATAATGAGTTCACACATTTTGTTTTTGTGGCCGAACCTGGGGCGTGTGAAATATGCGCGCCTTTGGACGGCAAAGCCTTCCCGGTTGATAAGTTAGAAAAAGGCGTGAATATGTACCCAATGCACCCTAATTGTAGGTGTTCGGGCTATGGCCATATTGAACTAAAATATAAAAAAGGTGGTAGCACCTTAAACGATTTTAAACTAAACAAAGAGGATTAAAACAATGTCAAAGCTGTTAGATAAAATCAAAAACAAAATTATCCCAAAACACCCTTTGTTAGTTGAACACGAAAAAACAACAAAGTTAATGGTTAAAGGACTAAAAGAAGGTATGAAAGATTGGACTTAAAATCCAATCTTTTTAAATTGTCCAAACCGTGCTGAAGACGTTAAAAGTTGCATGAGTTCGGGGGGGTTGCCCGTAAAAGCGTAGAAAGGAGCCTAATAATGGCAGAAGATCAAAATACACAGGTTGTTGAACCACAATCACCGGAAACAGTTGAGGAAAAGGCTAGCAATCCGACACAGGAACCGGAAAAAATGGTATCAGTGGCCGAAATGCAACGCCGTTTGAAATCCTTGGAAGAAAAACATTCCAAAGACACAGCGGACGCAATTTCTAAAGCCTTGGAAAAATACAAGGCAGAAAGCGAACTTACAGGCAAGGAATTGGAAGAATACCGCCGTAAGGAAGCTGAAGCAGAAAAGCAGGCTTTACTTGATAAGATAGCTGGGCTTGAAAAAGAACAAACCAAGCGAGAATTGACAGATGAAGCTATCAAAACACTTTCTAGCCGGAAACTTCCGGTCAATGATAAAGTGATTTCTTTTGTTGTTAAAGATACCGCTGAAGGTACTTTACAAGCTATTTCAGACCTTGAAAGTATTATTAATGAAATCAAGGCTGAATACTCGCAATCTGAACCTCCCAAAGTTTCTTCAGAACTCAATGGATCAGATAGCAAAAGCAAGGGGGACATTTTTAGGAGTTCCCGAATTATCAAATAAGACACACTAAAAGGAGAAAACTAAAATATGACAGTACAAACTTTTAACCCTGATAAAGTCCTTGTTTCAGAAAAGAAAGACGGAACTTTTACCAAACAAATGACTGACATTATTATGAAAGATGTCGCAGAAAATTCCGTAGTAATGCAACTTGGACAATACCACGAAATGGACGGCTTGCAAGAAAAAACCGTATTCGTCCAAACAGATGGAGTTTCAGCTTATTGGGTGAATGAAACCGAAAAGATCAAAACAGATAAACCTGAAATCGTACCGGTAACATTGAAAGCTCACAAATTGGGTATCATCCTTGTGGCTTCCCGTGAAGCTCTTAACTACACATGGCAAAAATTCTTTGAAGATATGAAACCGCAGATTGTAGAAGCTTTCTATACTAAGATTGATGAAGCTGGACTTTTGGGCCATGAAACGCCTTTCGCAAACTCAGTTGCTAAGTCCGCTAAAGATTCTAGCCAAGTTGTGGTTGGTCCTATCAACTATGAAAACCTTCTTAAATTGGAAGATAAGCTTTATGAAGCTGATATCAACCCTAATGCCTTTGTTTCTAAAATTCAAAACCGTTCTGCTTTGCGTGAATCACGCGACGGCGACAAGAAAACAATTTACGACAAGGCAACTAATACCATTGATGGTATTACTACCGTAGATTTGAAATCTAAACAATTCAAAAAAGGCGACCTTTTGGCCGGTGATTTTAATAGCTTGATCTATGGTGTTCCTTACAATATCAATTTCAAGATTTCTGAAGAAGGCCAAATCTCAACCATGAAAAATTCAGATGGTACGCCTATTAACTTGTTTGAACAAGAAATGGTAGCTGTACGCGTTACTATGGATATTGCTGTAATGGTAACTAAAGCGGACGCGTTTGCTAAATTAACAGCAACGGCGGAAACCGTCTAATTAAATTAGAAAGGGGTAGTCAATGGCTTATATTGTAATTAAGAATATTATTGACACCAAAGATAATAACCACTTCTATGAAGCGGGTGACCTTTACCCGCGCCCTGATTTTACCGTTTCAGGCACCAGAATCGCTGAATTAGTTGGTAAAGGTGTGATTGTTGCTGAAGGTAAAGCGGAAGCACCAGCACCAGCACCGACTGAAGAAGTGGCACCAGCTGAAGAGCCTGAAAAACCGCTTGAAAAATCAAAAGTAGCGGAACTAAAAGCCATACTTGATGAAATGGGAATTGACTATGAAGCAGACGCCAAGAAAGCCGATTTGGTGGCCTTGGCTCAAAACGTCAAAGGGGAATAAGCAGATGGAAGCGACCCAACTAGCAAAAATTAAACGTCGGTTGGGTATTGATCCGACTGACAATTTAGAAAATGATTTGTTGACTGATTTAGTGGAAGACGCTGAAAGCTATTTCAAAGGCCTTACAGGCACGGCAGAAATCGCTAGTAAGTATAATTTCATGATTGAAAATGTGGTGTATAAGCTATATGGGCGGAAAGGTTCGGAAGGCGTAACGTCTGAAACGGTTGACGGTTATTCTGTTACTTATCAAGAATGGGATAACCTATTCAAGCCGTACATGGCCATTCTTAATAAAGACTTTGGCCTAGACGGATCACAGCGGGAACGTGGAAAGGTGTTTTTCCTATGAAGACACCGGACCGAATCACTCTAATTTATGGAGGGCGCAAGAAATATAATCCGGAAACGGATGATTATGAAACACAAGCAAGTAAAACTATTCCGGTCCCTTGTTTGGTGAATAAAGTCAGTCAGTCAAAGGTGTTTGAAAACTACGGAAACCGAACAGATACAGTTATTGTTTGTAGGTTTTTGAAAGAACAGGCGCCATTTAGTCAGGCCGTATTTAACGGCGATACCTATGAACCTATCGAAGCGATTGACGCCCCAATAAAAGGGGCTGTACGCTTGAAAAAGGTGGGTCCTAACAATGGTTAGTGTTAAATGGCACGGCTTGGAGAAATTGACTATGACCATTTCAAACGCTCACCCAAACGCTGTTAAACTCTCTATAGCTGTTTTAAAAAATAACGGCGAACGTGGGAAAGCAGTGGCAAAGAAGAAAGCGCCGGTTGATACAAGTTTCTTGAAAAATCATATCACTACTTCATATCAGGGCATGGAAGCACATATTCACGCCGAAGCTGGATATTCCGGCTATCAGGAATATGGGACCCGTTTTCAACCAGGAACGCCATTCATGCGCCCAATGATCCAGGAAGTTCAACCGCAATTTCAGGAAGACATGACAAATGTAATGAAAGGGGTGTTTAAATGACGCCAAACCATGAATTATTTAGATTAATTTATAAATTGGCTGAAGCAAAGGAAAAAACCTTTGATTTTTTGCCTGAAGCTGGAACAAAATACCCTTTTATCTACATAGGCGAAAATACGGCACAGGAGGCCCAGAATAACGACCTTTGGGGTACAGTGGGGCAAACGGTCCACATTTACGCTACAAGGGAACAGCGGGCTATTTTGGACGATATTTCAGCCTATTTAGAAACGCTTGTCAAGGATATTTCTGGGAAGTGGGAATATAACTTGAATCACACTACGACAGATAAACAGATCATACCCGATAATACAGATGTCCAGCCATTGCTTCATGTGGTTCTGGACTTTTCTTTTACCTATACAAAGAAGGAGAAAAATAACTAATGGCAGAATTAATGCAAGGAAAAGATTATATTGTATTTTTCCGACGCGTCAAAGATCAAAAGAAACAAGACGCCGGAAAAGTAAGATTCCAAACGGAATTAACTTTAAACGCTGAAAAAGAAGTAGAAACAACGAAAACAAAAGATGGAGTTGTTAACTCCGTTTCAGATGGTGAAACTTCAGGCGAATTCACTTCACTTGCTTACCGTGAAGACAAAGACACGGTAAACATGTGGAAGGAAATGCGCAAATGGTTCCGCAATACTGACAAAATTGAAGTCTGGATTGTGGATCTTGCAAGTAAGCATGATGATGGAGGGGTAGAAAAATATGATGTTGAATACTACCAAGGATTTTTCAAAAACTTTGAAATTTCCGCACCCGCTGATGACAAAGTAGAACTTACTTATGAAATGGCTATTGATGGTAATGGTGTGATCGATACTGACACGCTTACAGAAACTCAAAAATCAGCCATTAACAAGACACAATACGAATACCACACTTTGGCTAAAGAAGCTGAAGGTACTGGGGTATCTGTTTAATCACTATTTTTGGGGCTGAATAAGCCCCTTATTTTTTGGATTTAAAGGAGAAAAAAATGATTTTAACAATTGGCGGAAAAGAATATACTTTACGTTTTGGAATTGGCTTTTTGTGTGAAATGAACAAGCTTCATTCAGTGGAAACGGAAGGAGTGAAAACCGGTTATGGTGCTATGGCCATGTTCAACGCTGGGCAAGCTCTAAATGACCCCTTGGCCTTCATTGACCTGATCAAAGCCGGAACAGTGACAGAAAATCAAAAGCCTTCAAATGAAGCGATTGAAGCGTATCTTGAAGATCTTATTGTTAATGATAAGTATGATAAGACTATTGAAGAAATCGTTGATGAGTTAAAAGCGTCACCCCTACTCAAAAAGGCAATGAACCTAGTAGAGTAGGGGCCTCCAATCCGTCAAGCTCTGATTTTGGCTATGATGAGGCTTTAGCTGTACTTATTGCACACCATGGAATGAGCTTCAAGGAGGCAATGAGGACAACGCTAAAAGAATTTGAAATCTATAATATGGCCTACGCCATTCGTCAAGAAGATAAGCGCCTTAATTCTGCTATCCAGGCTTGGTTTAATCAATCTGTAAAAGCACAAAAAGGGCGGGGCAAGTCAGCCCGTCCGGCGTTTAAGAATTTTGAGGAATTTTATAACCACAAAGAAGAATTTGATAGGATTTTCAAAAAAAATAAATCTAAAAAAGAAACCGTATCACCTAAAAAATTAGATATGGCGGAACGGAACAGATTAATTAATCAAGCAAGGAAAGGAGGAATTTAATGGGAGCAAATTTTGACGTAACGGCCATACTGAAAGCGAACGTTTCCGATTTCACAAGAGGTTTAAAAGAAGCTCAAGCCTCTTTACAAAGCTTAAAAAACCAAACAGGGTCAAGCCTTGAGAAATTGAGCGGTTCCCTTCATGGCGTCGGTGATTCCATGATCAAAGTAGGGGCCGGAATGACAGCCGGTTTCACTTTGCCGGTGGTTGGCGCTATCGGTGGGGTTGTAAAATCCTTTGCAAGCTTGGAGCAGGCTGTAGGTGGTATTGAAACTTTATTTAAAGGTTCAGCCAATACGGTTATTAAAAACTCTGAATCAGCATACAAACGGGCCGGTATTTCTGGAGTGAAATACATGGAACAAGTAACTTCCTTTTCTGCTACTTTGCTCCAAGGTTTAGGTGGTGATACCGCCAAGGCTTCAAAATATGCTGATATGGCTATTGTGGACATGTCTGATAATGCGAACAAGTTCGGTACCAATATCACGGACATTCAAAACGCTTATCAGGGCTTTGCCAAAGATAACTACACCATGTTAGATAACTTGAAACTCGGCTATGGCGGTACTCAAGAAGAAATGGCCCGCCTGGTTAATGAATCAGGTGTAATGGGTAAATCTTTCAAGGCTACAGCTCAAAACGTGAAAGATATACCGTTTGATAAGCTGATCCAAGCAATCCACGTTACACAGGAACGGCTAGGAGTTACCGGAACAACAGCAAAAGAAGCTAGTCAAACTGTTTCAGGGTCTTTTGAAGCTATGAAAGCTTCAGCTCAAAACCTTGTAGCCGGCCTTGGTCAGAAAAACGCTGATATTAAGGGCTTAATGCAAAACCTAAAAGATACAATTATTACTTTTAAAAATAATATTGTTAGGGTTTTAGGTACAATCTGGGATAACTTACCACTATCACCACTTCAAAAATGGGTGGGAGCCTTTACTGTAGCTATCGGGCCTATTATGACAGTAGTAGGAACGGTTACAAAGGTAGTAGGGACCATTGTAGGGGTAGTTAGTAAGGTTTCAGGCGCTATTTCTAGCTTAATCACTGGTTTTCAAAGCGCTACCGCTGGGGGTACAGCTATTTCAGGCGTGTTTGGTTCAATCGGTACCGCTATAGGTTCTATTACCGCCCCGGTTTGGGCTGTAATTGGTGTTATTGGGCTATTTGTGGCCGGTTTGGTAGGTTTGTACAAATCTAGTGAGGAATTTAGGGACAAGGTTAATTCAGCTTTTCAGGCTGTTTATAAAGCCGTATCAAGCGCCATTAACGAAGTAGTGGCCTTTGTACAGCAGATCTTTGGATCTCTTATTTCTTGGTGGAATGAAAATCATAAGTTGATTCTTCAAACCGCTGAAAATGTTTGGAACGCTATTAAATCAGTAGTAGAAACTATTGTAAATGCCATTGCCCCAATTATTGAGGCTGGATGGAATACAATAGTTCCGATTGTTAAAACAGCTTGGGACACAATTAAAAACGTAGTTGAAACAGGATTAAACGTCATTTTGAATATTATCAAGATGATCATGCAAATTATCAATGGCGATTGGTCCGGAGCGTGGGAAACGCTCAAAACTATCGCTTTGAGTATTTGGGAAGGTATTAAATCCGCGGTTGGTATTGCCATTCAAGGACTTACCCAAATTATTCAAGCCGGGCTTGAATTACTGAACCAAATTTGGACAGCTATTTGGAATACTTTGGTAGCCGTAGTTGGTCCTATTTGGGATACAATTGTAAACCTTGTTACAACAGCAATTACAGCGGTTTGGAATGTTATTCAAACAATCCTAACTACTATTTCAGATATTTGGAATACAATTTGGAACACTCTATCAACAGTTGTTTCAACCGTTTGGAACGCAATTTCACAAACAGTTACAACAGTATTTACAACTATCTGGAATACCATTCAAACCATTCTCAACACTATCGCAGAAATTTGGTCTAACATTTGGGAAAGCATTAAAGCGGTGTTTGCAACTATCTTGTTAACAATCGTAGGACTGGTTACAGGTAATTTTGACTTGATTAAACAAGCGATTACAAACGCTTGGAATATCATTGTTCAAAGTACACAAGCAATTTGGAATACTATTGTTTCCTTTTTGGGATCAATTTGGAATGGTATTACTTCAACAGCTACGGCGATTTGGAACGGAATAAGTTCGCTTATTTCCAATGTGATGAACGCTATTTACTCAACTATTTCAAGCATTTGGAATAGTATCAGTTCGTTTATTTCTGGGGTTTTAAGCGGTATTTCTTCAACCGTTTCAAGTATTTGGAGTGGTATAACTTCTTCTATTAGTAGCTTTATGTCCAATATCGGAAGTACGATTTCAAACGGCTGGAATACTGTAGTAAGTACGGTTACTAGCGCCGGCTCCCGTTTGGTTTCAGCTGTTAAAACAGCATTTTCAAACGCCGTTAGTGGTGCTAAAAACTTTATTAGTGGAGCTATCAACGTAGGTAAAGATTTGATCCTAGGTTTTGTTAAAGGTGTTACCGGATTTGCCGGAAAACTTATAGACGCCGTAGGTGGAGCTGTTAGAGGCGCTATTAATTGGGCTAAAGGCTTGCTGGGTATTAAATCACCTTCCCGTGTATTCCGTCAATTTGGGGTGTACACTGACCAAGGGTTTATTTTAGGTGTTGATAGCAAGGCCGAACAAGTAGCAAAATCAGTAGGAAGTATGGCACAAGGCGCTATTAACGCCTTTACTGGTAAAGATCTATCAGGAACATTTCAAGATGAATTGAGTTCAGTAGATGGAGCGCTAGGAAGCCTTACCGCTTATGATCCGAATGTCAATTTTGATGGTGGAATTTTGACGGTGAGCCAACAACCGGCGGACATTACTTTAAAACTCGGTAATACGGCTTATAGAGCCTTTACAAACGATATTACCAATGAGCAACAAATGGAATTAATTTTAGATAGTTACTAGGAGGTAAAAAAAAGTATGTATAATTACGCTAATCTGAAGAAATTAGATCAAGCCGTTACAGCTTTAGAGCCTAGCGACAATCTAATTATTAACGGCCAACCCCTCAATAGTTTAATTGAGGGGTACCGCCATTTAACAGTTTCAGGCCGTGGGTTACTTACGCAAAATGTTTCTACTACAAAAGTAACGGGCCGGCGTGGTGTTTGGGTGGAAGATCTTGCGGATGAAGAACGTACCCTAGAAATTAAATATCAACTTTCAGCGGACACCAGCGCACAAATGCGGGACAAGTTCGCTAAATTAAACAAGATTTTAAGGACACACGCCCAAAGCGGATTCCTTGAAATTTCCTTTATGGATGAACCTGAATATATTTACTACGGCTATTTCAACGGGGCAGATAGCTTTGAAGAAACTAGCCTAAGTATTGTTAGTAAGTTCAGCTTGTTAATTCCGGACGGATATAAGAAGAAACGACCCCAAACCTCAACAGGGCCTATTTCTCTTATTGACGCCGTGGAAGTCTTACCAGAATCAATCACAGTCACACCGTCAAAAGTTACTGACCAGGTTCAAATTGTGAACGGATCTAAAGTTATTTCTTTTTCGGGTAGCTATGCACCAGGCAATGATATTGTGATTTCTTTTGATCCGGATGAAGTTAAGGCGACCTATGGAAACCGGAATATTTTGAGCGAATTGGACCGATTCAGTCCGCTGGAATTATTTAAGGTACGGGACGGTGACACAATCACCGCGGTTAATGCAGTAGTTAAGAAAGTAGTTTGGAGGGATGAAAGAGCGTGATTTATTTATTTGATAAAGAAGAACAGCTTATCAAAGTAGTGAGAAGAAACGCTATCAAGTCAGCACTTCAAAAATACGCGCTTACTACTGATAACTACGTTTCCGATCGCTTGACGGTTGAGATGAAGGCGCTAAATGATGATGAATTTGAGAAGGTGGAGTATATGGCCATTCAGTCAATGGAAGATACACACCTTTTTCATTATTTCTATATTGCCCAAAAATCAACTAAAGGGGAAATTTCAACTTTCACCGGTGTTCAATCCGGCATAGAAGAACTACGGAAAACCCCGGTATTTGATAAGCGCCCTAAAAATACACCGGCTAAACCGGTGATCAATGAACTCTTACAGGGTACGAATTGGCAGGCCCGTTTTGTGGCCGATACCACAAACCACAGCACGAATTTCTACTATACTTCAGTATTTGACGCCCTTAAAAAACTTTGTAAAGTTTGGGGACTTGAAATGCAGTTCTTTGTAGAAATGAACAGTAACGGCCTGGGAGCCCGGTACATTGATTTTAAAAAGAAAATCGGTGAAGCCGTAGGGAAACGGGTAGTCTATGGCCATAATGCGCTAGAGATCTTGAAGGAAGTAGAAAGAACCAATATTTTCACGGCCTTGATTGGACGCGGAAAAGGCGAACAAGTTTCAAGTGCTGAAGAAAGTGGAAAGGGTGGGGACGGCTACGGCCGTAAGATCACATTTGAAGATGTGGTATGGTCCAAAGCTAAAGGGGACCCGCTAGACAAGCCTAAAGGTCAAAAATACCTAGAAATTCCGGAAATGACTAGGATTTACGGTATTAAAAACTCAGATGGTTCTATTCGTCCTAAAATCGGTTTTACTGAATTTAGTGAAGAAGAAGACCCGAATGAATTGATTAAGTTAACTTATCAAACCTTGACCAATTCAGCACGTCCACAATTAACCTTGAAAACGTCAAGCGTTTATTTAAAAGGTGTTAAGATTGGGGACACTATCCGAGTGGTTCGGCATGATAAGAAACTAGACTATGATACACGGATTTTTGAAATTACTTTCAACCGTTTAAATGATCAGTCTAGTGATATTAAATTAGGGGATCAGATTGGTGAAAGTTCATCTTCCAAGGTTCAGGCCATGGCAGATAAAGCGGTAGAAGAATTTATTAACAATGAATTTAATAGCTTTATTGAAAACTTACCGGATTTTATTAAAACCGCTGATGGTTTTAATACTAATTGGTACAGTACTGAAGATCCGGTTAAGAAATACCCTAAAAAGGTAATGGTTAATGATATTTGGTACAAACCTGATCCAGAACATGAAGGCCATAAAATCATGTACCGCTGGACCGGGGAAGTTTGGGAAGAAATCCTAAGAACTTACAACGAAGTAAGTTTGAGGGAAGCGATTGAACAGAAATTCAATGAGCTAAAACAAGCCATTGACCAGCAAAACATAAAGACTGAACAACAGATCAATGACGCTTTGAGTAAATCCGGCCTTGGAAAACTTGCGGACGACGCTAAGAAAATAGCTGAACAAACTAAAGGCGAACTTGAAACGATCAAACAGCAAAACCAAACGGCCAAAAATGAATTAACTACTTTCAAGGAGAAAGTCCAGGCAGATTTAGACGGAAAACCAAGCCTTACTAAAGTAACTGAATTGATTGATGGAGTGAAGGAACAATTCACTGTTTCAACCGTCGGGGGGCCGAACTTAATCCGCAATACAGCTTACAAAGAAAATCTTAACTTTTTCAACGTTTTTCCTGCAGGAATCGCAAAGATCGGGAACCATCCTTTTTACTTTAATAATTCAAAACCAATACTAAATTTAAGTGTATAATCTGTGTTTTTTTC